ACTGGTATAGGTTCGACTCCTTAGAGCCTACATCCTACTTTAAAGCGTCCTCAATAAGTGATCTAGGGCATAACGGCAATTTCGTACCGCCCCCCTATCTTATTTCAACCGACCGGCCGAGACCACGAGGTTTGCCAGCGAACCGCTGCCTCCAACTCATCAACTTCAGGAAAGAGTTTCGACGAACCGTTGAACGAATCAACTGACGTTGGTGTACATCCATGGGAGGGTCACCCCTTTATCCATCTTTCCTTAATTGTTTTCTAGAGCGGGAGCGCTAAGCACTGTCCTGGGTCCTACGGCGTTAGGGTCACTTATTTCTTCTTTACCAGTGGCTCAACAGAGCCGACGTCTACCTCTCCCGCAAGGAACTCTTCATAGGTGGGTAACTTGCCTCTCATCGGAATGAGAAGCGGGAACCCCCTTTCAATAACCCGCACACGTTGTCTGAAAATCTTGGCGCCGCCCACATTCCTGGAGATAACACCAGATTCCCCGCCGTATAAATACGGTTTGAAATCAGGTGCGTCTCTCCTAGTGGCCGAAACGGCTAGATGAAGATCCATAGACGCGCGCGTTGCTGAAGAAACCTTGAAACCAGTCCTCCATTTCCAAGCGGCCAATTCGGCCAAATTCTCCTTCTTTTCGTCCTGGTCCAAGAGATCGGGATCCACATACTCACAAGTGAGCGACAGACCATTCTCAATCTTGAGACTCGGAATTTTCTGGAGACTCGGCCCCTGCCGTAATCCGAACTTCTTTGTCGCCCTATAGGCCAAGGGACCTCGAAAACCGAGATCCCATGTTGTGAGTCCTAAAGGCCGTATTTTTCCTATGTTCCAGCTAAACCAGGCCATCGCCGCTCTATAACGGAGTGACCCCTTGAGCCCGGCAATAAAATCATCAAAACCCTTCGAGAGAGTATCATAAGACTCGGACTCCCGTAGCATTCCCATTCGGACAGTCGCAACCACACGATAGAAGGCGCCGTAGCGCCGACAAAGTGTGGAATTAAGCGAACCGAACTCCGGGGAAACGGAAGTTTTCGTCTTCTCTACCTCCAATGAGAGTTGACCGACTGTATCCATCCAGTGCGCACTGAAGTGCGGACCAGAACGGAAAAGTATGTCATCACCATTGATCAGACATGGGAATTCTGA